AATAGACAGGGCGCAATCGCCGACCTGCTGGCGCAGCAGGGCAAGACAGAGGATGCCATCGCTATGCGGCGAGAATCTATTGCCAGCTATGATGCCGCCTTGCAAATAGACCCTGATTATGTTAGTGCTTTGGGAAACAAAGGTGTTAGCCAGGGCGCACTCGCGGAGTTGCTGGCGCAGCAGGGCAAGACGGAGGATGCCATCGCTATGCGGCGAGAAGCAATTGCCAGCTTTGATGACACCTTACAGATAGTTCCCGATGATGTCGGTGGTTTTTTTGCTAAAGGCAATAGCCAGGGCGCAATCGCCGACCTGCTGGCGCAGCAGGGCAAGACGGAGGATGCCATCGCTATGCAGCAAACAGCGATTGCCAGCTTTGATGCCGCCTTGCAAGTAGACCCTGATTTTGTGCTTGCGTTGAATGGCAAAGGGAATAGACAGGGCGCAATCGCCGACCTGCTGGCGCAGCAGGGCAAGACAGAGGATGCCATCGCTATGCGGCGAGAATCTATTGCCAGCTATGATGCCGCCTTGCAAGTAGACCCCGATTTTGTTGGTGTGTTGAATAACAAAGGGTATAGCCAAGAGCAACTTGCCCATTTGCTTATGGAGCAGGGAGAGCAAGAAGAAGCCCTATCCCTCTATCGTGCAGCAGTTGATAGTTATAATGCAGCCCTTGCTATAGACCAAAGTCTTCAAGTTGTGAAAGGTCACAAAGAGCGAGTGTTGCAACAGCTAGAACAGATGGGGGTAGAGTACTAGGCAGGGGTATGCTAAAGTTGCTCCCAATCACCCTTACCCGCTCTGTAGAGACGTTGCATGCAACGTCTTGCCGGGAGGACACGGTTTCCCGGCGGAGCCGTTGCTACGGGTCTATACCCATCCCGGCGGAGCCGTAGCATGCTACGGCTCTACCGGTTATTTTTACCCCCCCCCCCACAAAAACCGCGGTTTACCCTCCTCCCTATGGTATCATCATAATCGTTACAAATACACAAGGTTACAGGTTTCCTGAAACAGCAGCGAGTGTCCCCACATATCCTGTTCCCTGTAGCCTACATGGTACGCCAACCGGAGAGGTACTCCGGTTCAGGGAGATGGGCACCCTGATCATGACGATTTGGTCATGGTCAGGGTGTCTTTATTTTTTGAGGTTGGCAATGATGGCTGGTGATTACCTGTTTGATGGCATAAAAAGTATCCCATTGCAAGGGTACCCATTGGATGAGCACATTGGTATGGAGCTAGACGATACCACCCACACCCTATCCCCGCTCAACGCCTACCAACTGGTACCCTATCTCTACCGGGCTATAGACATACGGGCAAAAACGCTGGCAACCATACCCTGGCGAATTGTTCGTATGAGCAAAGGAGGCGAAACAACAGATGTAACCCACGATCCCACTTACGCCGGCTTGGTAGCCGGCATGCGCCAACGGTTGTTCATGACCGAATCGGCATTGTGTCTGTATGGCGCAGCCTACTGGCTCCGTGAGCACAACCCCGTTGGGCTACAGGAGCGGGTGCGTTGGGTGCTGCCGACCAGCATATCCCCCCGCTACGATGGCACAAGGGGCTTGATAGGCTTTGAGCGTACTAGCGGCAGCGGCACACAGCGCATTGCCCCAGACCGCATGGTCGCCTTTTGGCAGCCAAATATGGCGGCAGAGCTAGGACCGGGCGTAGCACCTGCCCAGGTAGCCCTTGCCTCGGCACAGGTGCTGCATAGCCTAGATCGCTTTGCCGAGGGGTTTTTTCGGCGTGGGGCAATCAAGGCAACCTTGCTCTCTGTTGAGGGCAACCCGCCCCCAGGTGAGCTAGAACGGCTAGAAACGTGGTGGCGGCGTATGCTGGCAGGCGTGCGTAATGCGTGGCAGAGTATCGCTATTCGCAGCAGCGTCAAGCCTATTGTCATTGGCGATGGCTTGGCAGACACGCAAAACCGCGAACTGACGACCCAACAGCGCGAGCATATCTGTGCTGCGCTTGGGGTGCCGCATAGTCTGCTCTCGGCAGATGCCGCTAACTACGCCACCGCCGCTAACGACAAGCTCACCTTCCTTCACCAGACGGTTATCCCAAGTGCGCGGCTCATTGAGGAAACGCTCAATGACCAGCTCTTTCAACCGCTTGGCTTGCGCTTGCGCTTCTTGCCAGAACAGATGGAAGAACTCCAAAAAGACGAAATGGACAAGGCAACCAGTCTGGTGCCGCTGGTACAAGAGGGCATCATCACCATTGACGAAGCCCGTGCCTTTCTTGGGCTTGGCAACTATGAGCATAGACAACAGAACGAAAGGAAAAACGGTTATGCAGCCATACGCAGCTAAACTGGTCGCGCTCAATGACCGCACCGCCACGATTGCTGGCTGGGGCGTGGTCTTTGACTCAACCGACCTTGAGGGCGAGCAGTTTGCCGCAACGTGTGATTTCAAATCGGCATGGTACCAACACCCCCCGCTGCTCTATGACCACACGCTCAATGCACCACAAGAGCAGTTGGGGCATGTCACGAGTATGAAGCAGGATAGCTACGGGGTATGGATTGAAGCAGAGCTAGACCGTAGCCGTGCCTACACAAACGCGGTGTTGGAGCTTGTAGACCAGGGGGTCATTGGCTTTAGCACTGGTAGCGCAACCCACCTCGTCCGGCGCGAGGGCAAATCTATTACGCAATGGCCCATTTTGGAAGTATCGCTCACGACAACCCCGTGTGAGCCACGAACAATAGGGGTACACCGAAGCAAGGGGATGGCTCCCTTGCGTTCAACAACTAACAATAAGGAGAACCAAACAGCTATGGAATCAACAACAACGAACACAAACGCAGCACCGCTCCCCAACAATATGCCGACCACGACCACGAAGACCACAACTGCAATGGACACCACGACTACCAACGGTGAGGGAGTGCTTGATATGAAGCGCGGCTGGATGGACGAGCGACTAATCCAGCGCATTGATGGGCTAGAAACGACCATGAAAACGTTGATGGAGAGTCCCGCGTTGCGCTCCACTGGCTTTGTATTGCCTGGCGACACAGCCCACGACACAATGACTAGCAGCGACCAGCGGACAATCAAGGCGTGGGATGCCTACATCCGCGAGGGCTATCGTGGTGGCTTGAAAGCCGCGATGCAAGAGTCTACCCCGGCGGAGGGCGGTTATATCGTGCCAACTCGCTACTCGCAGCAGCTTGTCGCAGGTCTGCACGAGCGCAGCATCCTGCGGCGGGCGGGGGCGCGGGTGTTGCGCGTTGCGGGTACCGACTCGTTTAAGGTACCGTCAATGACCCACAGCGCAAAGGCAGTCAAGACGGGCGAGGAAGCCGCCTTTGATGAGGCTTCCCCAACGTTTGATGAAATTACCTTCACCCCAACCAAGCTCACCCGGCTGGTTAAAGTATCGGATGAGCTGGTCGCCGATTCGCGCATAGACCTGATGCAACAGGTGCTCATCCCCGACTACGAGCAGGCGTTTGCTACTGCCGAGAACGATTTTTTCTGTAGCGGTTCAGGGACAGGCGGCGACCCGCAAGGGGTGACGGTAGGGGCTTCCAACTCTGGGGTAACTACCGACACCGCAACCACGCTAACTGCCGACAACATTATAGACACCTACCATGCCCTCGGCTATCTCTATCGGCAGAATGCCTGTTGGCTCATGAACGACACGACAATAAAGCAGATTAGGAAGCTCAAGGAGTCGAGTACGGGCAACTATCTATGGCAGCCGGGCTTACAGGCGAATCAGCCGGATACAATACTTGGACGACCCGTGTTTACGTTGAACGCCATGCCCGAATTTGGTATGACGGGCAGTCGCGTTATTGTCTTTGGCGACCTTAACTACTTTTGGATTGTGGATTTTGGGCAGGAGAGTATACGGCGGTTGGATGAGTTGTATGCGGGGACGGGGCAGGTGGGCTTCCGTGCCTATCGCCGTATCAGTTCCTACGTGATGTTTAGCGAGGCGATAGTCTACACTGCCGCCGGCAGCTAAGACGCTCACTCTTCCCCTGCCCCCTCGCCCATACATCTGCGTGTTAATACTCGCGGTTTGAATAGGGCGAGGGGGACTCGCGGCTCGCCTACCATCCGCTCGTTGACACTCGCGGCTCGTTTGGGAGTGTGTGGGGGGAGATGGGGGCAATAAACGAATAGCATAAAGGAACAAAAACCCTATGACCTATACAACCCTAGCTGATGTTAAAACCTTTCTCGGTATCGCCACAGACGAAGACGATACCCTGCTCTCTAGCCTGATACCCGTAGCGCAAGCCCACATAGACGCTTGGTGTGGGCGCAGCTTTGCGGCAGATAGCGACACCACCCGCCACTTTGCCGCCTGTCACCCGCAGACTATCGGGCGGGTGCTCTACCTTGACCAAGACCTGTGCGCGGTGAGCACGATTGTCAATGGGGATGGCGAAACGCTTAATCCTGCCGATTACCTACTCTACCCCGCCGATGCCCCCCACAACGAGATATACCTGACCATCACATCAGGCAAGGTATGGACGCACAACGGCGATCCCGCTGCGGCTATAGCCGTCACGGGGCGATGGGCATATGCTACCAGCGCACCGCCTGCCATTGTCCACGCCACCAACGAGATCATCGGGTGGCTCTACCGTCACCCCCAACATACGGCAAAACAGTCTACGACACATTCGGATATGCTGCCGCCCCAGGCGACAGTGCTCCTACAACCATACAGGAGGCTCATCTAATGGGTATTTATCTTGGCGAAGAACAGACCACGCCACCGACCCCGCCGAGCAACACATGGCGACTTTACCCCAAAAGCGATGGTTGGTATGCAAAGGATGCCAACGGCACCGAGTATAAACTGGTCTTGGCAACCAACAATGGACAGGGTGAGATAACCTTTGCTGCTGCTGGCAGCATAGTGCTAGATATAGACCGCAACGATACGGCTATTGACCAGACCTTTACCGTTCGTCAGCATGCAGACACTACCCCCGCAACGCTGTTTGAAGTTCACGAGAGCAACGGCGCATGGTTTGCTACGGAGGTCAGCGCAACCGCATTTATAGATCGCACGCCTTTTCCTGAAACGCTGGAGATCGCCCGTGCTGCGCTTGGTTCTATGCAGCTATTGGCGCAGCGCGGCGAGCACAGCAAAGCTGCCCAACAACAACGCCAATCACCAGCATCACCGCCAGCATCACCGCCAGCATCATCTGCCAATGGCAAACCCACGCTTGACCATGCTTGCTTGCACCCCTTTGTCGCCAGTCCATCGGGACACCGCGACCTGAGCGCAACGGTGAGCGCATTGGTGCGGGTGGTGCAAGCCCAGATGGAGCAGCTAGACGCATTGCAAACAGCAGTGCAATACCTACAGATACGACAGACAGGGGGGTAAGATCACTATGGGCATATGGTCAATTATCTCCCCGGACGGCAGCATAACCCCGTTACATAATGTCAGTGTGCAGGTGCAAACCACAACTGCCGCCGGCGTAGCTACCCAACACCACACCACAATACCGCTTGCCAATGGCGCAGCCAACATGTACCAACACAGCACCAGCCAACAACGCACCATTACCCTACACCTTACCCCACGAGTGCGCGGGGTATTGCTGCCAGAGGTGCGATTGATGCTATTGGCTGCCCTTAACCCAGACTTGGCTACCGCCACCTCGGTTGCCTACCTACGTTATAGCGGCGCACACAAGACGCTCCAGGTGCCAGTGGTCTATACCAGTGGGCTAGAAGATGCAGGCGCAGGCGACAGCCTCACCCTCACCCTCACCGCCTATGATCCCATCTGGACTGCGACTACCGCCACCTCTCCCACAAGCCTAGCAGTGCATACCACCTTGAGCAATGGAGGCTACATCTTCCAACGTTCGCCGCTTGGGGGGTGGGGATCGCCAGGGAATCTCAACAACCTGGTCTACGCGCTAGTACGTAACAGTGACGGCATGCTGTATACCGGCGGGGCATTCACTGGCACTGCCGACTATGTGGCATGTTGGAATACCACAGCGGCAATGTGGGAAGCCGTTGGGGGAGGACTGGCTACTGGCAGCGGCTCTGTTGTGCATACCCTCTGCTGTAACCCTAGTGGGATGCTCTATGCCGGTGGGTATATAAGCGGCGGTGTGCAGCAGTTTGACGGCACAGCATGGGCATCGCTTGGGTTGACAGACAGTAGCGCAACAACCGTTTATTCCTTGATTATTGGCAATGATGGCAAGCTGTATGCAGGAGGTGAATTGTATGGCAATCTTTATGGTCATCCTATCAGCGCGAATGTTGCCGTGTATGATGGCACTACCTGGGCTGAAGTGGCTGGTATCGCTAGTGGTTTTGCCACACGAGTATGGGCATTGACGGTAGGTCCCGATGGCAAGCTGTATGCTGGCGGCGACTTTACCACACCCGGCGGCACCTATGGGCATGTCGCGGTGTGGGACGGCGAAAGCTGGTCGCCGCTCGGTGCGGGGCTAGACGGCAATGTCTATGCCCTGCATTGGACACCCGATGGGCTACTCGTTGCGGGAGGCGATTTTCCTGGCGCAGTGGCAGCGTGGAATGGGGTTGTATGGCGACAGTATGGCACGCTCGAACGGGGGGATAGCGGAACCCCGGTGGTCTACGCGCTTGCTACCCACCCAGACGGCACCCTCTACGCTGGTGGCAACATAGACCGCGCCGATGGGCAACCGTTGCCAGACCGCATGGCGCAGTGGAACGGCTATACTTGGTTCCCATTGGATGGCAATTTTCCCATTACCAGCGTTGCATCGTTGTGGGTAGATAGCGATGGGACGTTGACCTTTGGCAGCGCAGGCAGCGGCGATGCGGTGGTCGCCGGTGTGACGACCATCACCAACGCGGGTAGCGCGGCAGCCTACCCCCGCATCACCATCACCGGTCCGGGGCGCATCTACAGCTTGATCAACTGGACTACCGGTGAGTCTATGGTGTTTGATTTGGTGCTGTTGGCAGGCGAGCAATTGGTGCTTGACCTGCGCCCGACAGTCAAGACGGTAACGAGTAGCTTTCGTGGCAACGTCATCAGTAGTGTGTTGCCAGGTAGCAAGCTGGCAAGTTGGCGACTTGTGCCAGGCGACAATCACATTGGGCTATTGGTGCTTGCCGACAGCGGCTCCCCAACGGCAACGGCGATGATCCAGTGGCACGAGCGGGAGTGGACGTTGGATGCCGCCGGGTAGCGCAAATGAATATCAGGCGAGAAAGCTAGAAAGCTAGAAAGGACGACACGATGACCTACACCATATGGCTGGCATCCCCCACGGGGGAGCGGCTCGCCATTCTTGACCCCTTCATACGGTTGGAGTATCGCCGGGCGGTGAATAGCACCGCGTTTGCTAGGGGGTTGTTTGGCAGGGTGAGCTACCCTTTCACGCTCGTGCTGCCCTACTCCCGCCAGCTATTGCCGCTTTTGCAGCGCGATTACCGGCTGGAAGTGTGGCGCGATAGCAGCAGCGGCTTGCAACACCTCGACACCGAAACCGTCTGGTTTATCCAGCGGGTGGCGCGTATGGTAACAAAGGACGGGGCGCATGTCATAGAAGTTCAAGCGGTGTCTGCCATCGCACTGCTCGAACGGCGCATCATTGCTGCTGCCGCAGGGAGCAGCGGGGCAGACAAAACCGGCTATGCTGATGACCTGATTAAAGCGTTAGTCCGCGAGAACATCGGCAACAGTGCCAGCGGCGATGGGCGCGATGTTTCCGATTGGCTAACGATTGAGCCAGACCACAGCATGGGCGCACAGGTCAGCAAACGGTCTGCTTGGCGCAACCTCATGACCGTTGTGCAGGAGATAGCCGATAGCAGCACCGAAGCGGGGGTACCGCTCTTCTTTGACCTTGTGGCATCTCCCCCACATCGCTTAACGTTTCGCACCTATGCCCATGTGCGCGGCACAGACCGCAGCATTGCCAATACCCGTGGCATAGCCCCGGTTGTGCTGTCGTATGAAACCGGTACCCTCACCAATATCACCCGTGAGACGGAATGGCAAGACGAGGCAACGCATGTCTATGTGTTGGGGCAGGGAGCGCGGGATGGGCGACAGGTGGTTGTCGTGGGGGATACGCCCCGCGCTACGGGTGTCCCTTTTGGGCGGCGCGAGATAGCAGCAGATGCTCGCCATGTCACGACAGAAGCGGCATTGTTGGCAGAGGGGCAAACGACATTGCGCGAGCATCAACCCCAAGAGACCCTCACCGCAACGCTCATCAGCCGTGCGCCAGATGCCGTCTATGGGCAACATTGGCAGTTTGGCGATATGGTCTGTGCTGAGGTAGATGGCGAACTCTTCGCCTGCCGCATAGATGAAGTGGAAGTCAGCATAGCAGCGGGTGAGCAGTCTGTCATGGCACGCCTCACCGCCACCCGCAGCCAACAGACACGACCTTCTCCCACTATGTCGGTTGTGCCGCTAACGCTAGGGCAGGAGACAGAGCGCACCTATCAGCAGGTGCAAGAACAGACTGTCCCCGCTGGCGAATACCTCTACGTTCCCGAAAACACGGTATTGACCGTCTATGGCGGCTATGCGGTAGCGGGGGAATTGCAGGTTATGGGAGAACTTCGGGGGTATGCGTAG